CGTCATCGTGTTCAAAAGTGTTTACTTTAATACGTATTAAACCCATCTTTTGATACATCGTTGAAGCCAAAGCATAAATAAATCCTGCATTGTGATCTAATTCGAAATTTGTAATACCACCAAATTCTCCAGGTATTTTTAAGAAATCAATGCCACACGCGGGAGATATCTCAATTATTTCAAAATCACGGTTTAATTGGTACAATCTCGATGAACTAGTACCCATCATCATAAATATTCTTTGATTTTTCTCATCATATTTCATTTGCTGTATATTTCTCACATCGGTCAAGGATTTTATAGTCGAATTTGACATTTTTTCATTGTCGGACAGTGTCATATCAATTAATAATATCTGGCTATCACCGCTTCCCGATTCCGACACCATATACAATTTATCCTCAGATTCCAAATAAAGCATCTTTGTAAAATATGGCATATACATCAAAATTTTATCGTTTTGTGTGTCGCCATTTGCATCAACATAAACATTGTCCTCATAATATGTTTTTTGCATTGCTGATACAAACGTTACATGAGTACCTGCAATATTTAATTTCCACAGACCCGTATATTCATAATTAAAAGTCAAGTATAAATTATCCGCGCTATCTAAAAATGAGGCTGAAGGGTAATTTATAAATTTAAACGCCGCTGTACCCGATGAAACTGCCGACGCAGGTATTAAATCAACCTTATTTTGAATATTGTTTAGTAAAGTACGGTCTTTAAACGTAAAACTGTCTAAATTTATACGTATAATAGAAGATTGCGTATTATAATTATTAGGACACTCCAAATAGTTACCTCCGACACCATAAAGAATATTATTACTAGTTATCCCGCAACTACGTATGTCATCGCTTCCAAGACCAAAGTTATGACTTTCTAAATAAAGGCGAGAAGCAATTACTTCATTTTCAATGTCATATTTGATAACAGTTATTTCGCGACGATTACGATGACATTTGTTATGTGTGGAACCGTAATAATATAATCCCTGTGATGAAAACATGTATACATACTTGTCATTTGGTTTAGATGCCATACACCCCACGCCAGTATAGGGCCACTGATTATGCATACCAGCATTATCATATGGAATGGTTTGTATATTCAAATTCATGTCTTTGTTTTCTAAATAATCTACATTTTGACTTATCACACTAACAAAGGTAGAAGCCAAAAAAATCATTTTCGTTATAAAACGAAAAATCATATACTATAATCAAATTTTTTTTTTGTAAAATGAATGAAACAATAATTTAATTTCACTAAATTATAATCCGTCAATTTTATAAGTGTAAAATATGCCCGCATATTTAGAAGTAAATACTATGATATTTGATAGTCAAAATAGTATTTATAGATTCAATATTGACTACATCAAGGAAAATAATGCGATGTTAAATATGATGTCCATCGATATATCAAATATAAATCCGAATGAAACAGAATGGGTATTCGATATTAAAACCGATAATATGACTGAATCGCAAAAAGTTTATTTAGACATTAGTTATAATCCAGGTTTGTATTTGGAAGATAGTAGTGACGGAAATGACGATTTATTCTCTTTATTAAGTGCTAATTTCTCCGATGATTTTTTTGCACCAATTAATGAAGCTTCAAACTTTCTAAAAGATAATACTTCTTTATCCACAGCAGATATATCGGCTATTATTTTACAAAAACAAGAAACACAGGGATATATTGAATATATAAATAAGGAATTGAGTGGTCTAAAAGCAAAGGGTATAGATACTGTAAGTGGATTTAAAACGAGTAAAGGTGGACAAATTATGTTTAATAAAATAGAACCGCGGGATTATTTGGGTAATTTAACAATTACAGAAACCGAAAAAACGAATGCTTTACTCGCTAATCCATTCACCGAAAGAGTTTTCTTAAAACTTCCCGAAAACACCTGGAATTTTTACAAAAGTCAGAAAGTTGGAGATCAAATTTTTACTAAATGGCACTGTGTTAAAAGTGCTGATTTATCGGCTAATAATTTTCAGGGAGAATATAATCTTGTGGTCGAAGATGAATACGGTAATCCCTATACCTTAAATACACGTGACAATAATGGAAATTTTACACAACAAACCAGTATTAATTTCAGTAATGTTTATTCGGGAGATACTTTCAATTATTATATTAAAGTGACAAATACGGACATTGTATTTAGAAGTGTTACATTTGGTTCAGTATTCGAGAATGAAAATGAATTCGGCAATATTATAGTTACCATAAACAATGGAATGTTACAAATGGAAGGAGTCGGTAATATGGATACCAGCGGAGGAAGTGCTACTTTGGCAAAAAGAACTGTATATACAAATATATTTGATACCTCTTTCAACCATACTTATGAAGGTAGTGACCGACCATATGTTCTAAACCCATTCTATAAGGGATTTACATTACCAAATACAGACTTAAGTGGTGTCATAAGGACAGACCCATTTACATATGTAGTACTTATTAACGATCGTCCAATATATCAATACAGCGGGGACAACGGACCAAATGATGCAAATGGTATACCTCACACTAGACACTTTAGACCATTCGACTACAAAGGAGACCCAATACCGCCAATTACCGAAGAAGAAGGCATTAGCATTGGAGATCCATATATTAAACCATTCTTAGGTCCAACAATAAAATTACCTAATTCATCGTCAAATTATTGCTTGTATTATTGTTCCGAATTTTATATTACTGCTTCAGTGGCACCCATAGGAAAAGAGCATCGACAACGCATTAAAGATTTTCATCGGTCTCATCCCTTGGGGTTGAATCAAGATAATCTGGTATTAGATGGCTTTTTTTATTCTTTTTTCCTGATTTCTTGTCGCAATGAAACTATTTTGGTTGATTTAAAAAGAAAAAAAATAATACGCTCTCATCCCAAAAATTCGTTCTTCGATTATTCTTTTCAATACAACGTTTGTGACATGGAAATTTATAAAGGTATGAAATGTACCGAACATATTTTCTCTTTTCATACCAAAGAAAGAGGCAATGTCTGCTGTGCTATACAATTTTATAAACATCCACAAATTGATAGTGGTATAAGACTTAAAATGGGACGAAATTTTTCAAAAGGAATTGGTTTATTGGCTAGAAATTACAAACCCAAGCTAATGGAAATACCTAGACTTCATCAATTTAACCCGGATAAGATACGTAAAAAAATAAAAAAGACCAAACATAAATATACACAAAAAGGAATATATGTTGGTGGTGAGATGTGGAAGACAATACATTCTCGTTAAAAAAATTGATGGACGAGACCATCAATCTTTTCAACGAAGAGGTGTGCTCCGCTTGAACTTTTGGTAAAAGTTCATTCAAAAAATTAAAATCTTTTTGCCCCACGGTTTTATTTTTCATAATGCCAAAGGCATTATGAAAGAGAAAAGAGTGATTTAATCTCCACCTAAAATTTTATTATCACCTTCGAGAATTTTTCCTTGTGTTTCTTCTTCTGTTGGTTCTGTAAGTTCTGTAAGTTCTGTAAGTTCTGTCGATTCTGTCGATTCTCTCGATTTTGAATCTACGGTCTCTTGTATTTCTTCTGTGTTGGTTGTTGTCATTGTTTCATCTTTATCGTCTGATTCAACGCCTCTATTTTTCTTTTTGTACTCTTGTTTCCAGAAATTTTTCCATACATTCGCTACCTGAAATCCCCCTTCATTCTCTTGATTCTCCGAGTCGGGGGTTTTTTCCGATTCTTTTTTTGCATTATTTTCATTTGATTCGGCATTATCTTGTGTTTTTTCTTGGGTTGGTTCGGGTGTCTGCGTTTGTGTTTCTTGATTTTCAGTATCAATTGAAGATTTTGAATTTTTATTTTTCTCTTTTTGTTGTGTTATAAAACCATATCCAGCAACCGCTAAACCAATAGCTCCAATTCCGGCGGCAATTATCACGTTATTATTATTGTTGTTATTTCTTGCTCCTCTCAATTCTTCCATTTTATAGATAATATGAAGATATTTCTTTATATTTCTCTACGCAAATATATTTTGACTATTATACTAACTATTATACTAACTATTATACTAACTATTAAAAATCCAGGGACAATACAGTTATATTGGAAACAATTGCTCCCGCCAACGTTAGCCAAATAAATTCGGAAATAATTCTTTTTAGTTTGTATAATTGTCTTATATTATCGTTTGCCTTCACTGCCTCAGTATCTTCGTCCATTTTTCTTTTCACAATGTTTTTGATTTTAACCTTCATATCTTCATTAATTTTATCTACCTCGGCATTGCCGGTATTATCGGTGCCTGAGGAATCTAACTTTATGGTTTCATCTAATTCCTGCCACTGCTTTTTACTACCTAACAATTTAATAATTGGATAACCAATCGTTTCCTCAAAAGGTCTTTTCAACGAATCACCCATTATTTTATGAAAATTAAGAATTCCTACCACAGGTACCAATACTAGGACCATGGGATGTATGGTCAACCAAAGGGGATCTTTTTCCCTCCCTGGTTTTTTCACTTCCGTGTCATTAACCAATTTCATTGTGAAAAAGACGATTACTAAATATACTCCTGTTATTATTCTTTTATTTTTTAAAATCGCAAAGGGACTGTTATCAGACTTAATATATTTATTGGTCAAGAATAAAGTTGCTGCATAAAATGTATTTAAAATGAAAAAGATTACCATATAATCAGCTAATCCACGTTTTCTAACTTTTTCTTCTTCTGCCGCCATTAATATATTTAGAATACAAAAATATTTTTAGTATTTATATTAACAATGAACAATTATTCAATAAAGCCTAAATTGATAGAACCAAGAGTAAAATACTATCTTCATCATAAATTAAAGCGCGACCATGACAAAAATGTCAAATATTTTACCTCCCTATACAATATCAAGTTATTTGGCATTTTTGTCTCTATATTAGGCGGTTTCATCTTTTACAAATATAAAATGATGCCCGAAGTCATTGAAAAGAAAAAAAATAGGGAGAGTGCCAGGCAATACCTCATACAAAAAATGTCAAATAGTTTGTATCCCAATGACTCAACTAAATCTGCTCCCATTAACGACCCTTACTTTACCAATAATATCAACAATCATCAAACCAATGGTGGTCTCATAACCAATCTTCCTAGATATAAAAACGACTTTGAATTGTTACATGAAAATTTTTATGTCACTTAAATATAAATGAATACAGATAAAATAGATGAAATGAATAAAATGGATGAATTACTAGCACAATTCAATAAATATTTCAAACTCAAAAATAAAGATGAGGATAAAAATATTAAACAGCGCCGAAAAATAAATAAAGAATTACAGAATTTAAGCAAAAAATTACGCAAAGATTACAATTTTGATATGGATATGAAATTCAAGAAAAACAACAAATGTGTGGTTTGCGACAAACCCGGTGGAAATGTTTTTAAATTGGAAAACAATGTACTATATGGTAAATGTGGTGCCGAAAAGTCTTGTTTTCAAATAGAAATAGACCGAGGGATTACACGCAATATATCAAATATTTTAAAAGAGTATTTGGACAAAAACGAACGTCTTAAACAAGAAATCATAGAAATAAAACTCAATATCTTATTTAATTTTATAAACGAAGAACAGGGTATTAAATTATTTGCCGAAATTCAAGAAAAATACAATCAAAACAATGAAATCATTTTCAATATCACCGAAAAAATTAAAGATTTGAAACAAATCTCATACGATAAAATAAAAGAGGATTTATCTATGGAACAATTTAAAAAAGAAGGACAAGATGATGTAGAAGATGATATTTTAGTTGATGCCAAATTAGAAAAAGAAGGCGATGATATTAAAATGACGGTTTCGTCAATTAAATATAAAAAAAAAATGAAAGAAAAAATAGAATATTTAAAATCTTATTATAAAAAATTATATACTGATTCTCGTAATCCCGAATTATCTGACGGAGAAAGAAAAGAATTGTTTAAAAAAAGTGTCAAAACATATAAATCTATAATGGATTATAGTCAAAAAATTATTGATTATACCAAAGATTTATATGATTATGATATTGAAATTGAAAACAAAACTGATTTTCCAGTACATCGTATTATACAGCATAAAATGGCACCGACCAATGCTCTTTTTTTCATTGAAACACCCATCATTCAATCTGAAGACGGAGATGGTGAAGGCGGCGAAGGCGGTGATGAAGGAGAAGTCCTAGTAGATGATGAAAAAATACTAGAAAATTTACCTGAAGAAGGGGCAGATGAAGAAGATGAAGAGGAAGAAGAAGATGATGAAGATCGTGATGAATAAAGACATCTTCATAAATTATTATTCATAAGTATTCATAAGTATTCATAAGTATTCATACTTTATTCCTTGTCTTCCATAATTTTTGACTATAATATACCCCACAAAAATAAATAACTATCATTGAATAAAATGGCAATGGTACCATTTTGTTATCTCGAAAAATATCAAATAATACCTTACCCAACATTACAACTCTGAAAAATCCATATAATGCAAATTCTACTTTTTTTACAGCCAACAAACGTTTACGACTTTCCCATAATTCTTTACTTCCTCTAACAATGTCTTCCTTTTTATCTTTATCATTTTCTCTCTCCTCTTTATGTTTCTTTTCCAGGGCAATATAATTCACTCTCATGAAATTGTAAATATAAAGAGGTAAATTAGAAATCTCGGCATAAATCATCGCACGTACCATATGAAATTTTACCAAATCATAACGCAAACACATAATTGATGTGACATGGTGCAAAATATAAAATTTATCCATCATTGAGTTACTATATCCGTCCATTACATTCCCCAAATCATAAATAAAATATCCATACAAGATGTTTCGGAAAATCTCTCCACTATCGTGTGACAAAATAGTGTATGGTTCGAAATAATAATAGAAAAAACAATTTTGCAACGTAAGCAATGATGTCATGATGGCGACAATTTGCTTTGCCTTGACATCAGAGTTATTACTTATTATCTTACTCTTTTTCAATGTTCTCTTCGCCACGAAAAAAACATTCGTAAATACTAACCAATTCATCGCCATTAGAATAAAATTAAAATAATTTGTAACGAGTTGAAACATGTTTATGGTGCTTTTAATTATTTTGCTTTCAATTATCTTAATATAAAGTCTTTTATGTTTATATTTTCCAATATTTTTTTAAATGGTTTTGCTTTTTGATTTACTTTGGTTTACTTTGATTTACTTTGATTGACAAGAATCAAGAGAATAAAGAAAATCAAGAAAATCAAGAATAACATAATTATTTAATATCCGAAATAGTTTTCCAAACTGCGTATTCGAAATTTTTCCGCTTGTTATAATTGGGTTTATATTCTCGGCAATTCTTTTTCTTGACCTTTTCTCCCCATTTTCTCAACTGTCTTTCCAAAGGATCTCCACCATTCAAATCAATAACCCTAGCATCGCTTTTATCGTTTTTAGTATATTCGATTATTTTTCCTCCCTCCTTACAATCATCAAATGATACCACTTTCTTCTCTCCATATATGGTTATCTCTCTTGTTTTTCCCAACATATCCCAACTTGCCATGAGACTTACGTTGATAATACCGTTATTGCCATGATTTATATCAAAAATATAATGTGCCATGCTTTCCGACAAATGTCTATTAATATGGTTTGGTTCTAGGGACCAGGGGAAAGTATTTTCTCCACCGAAATCTCCTGACAAAAAATCACCAAACCAATATAACAATATCGATATGTCATGTACTGCCAGATTATTTCCCACATTAGTATCATTGTATATTTTTCCCATCGAAGTTCTCTGCATACGAATATGCTTGATTTTGCCGAATTCACCAGCATCAATCATTTTCTTTATTTTCTGAATATATTTATTGTGTAAATAAACATATCCCGTGTCCAATACCAAATTTTTTTCCTCGGCATACTTAAATAATTTGCTTTCCATTTTACCATCTTGCTGAACCATAAAAGTATCTTTAAAGGGCTTCTCTACCAATACATCCTTGTTTGCTTCAAGACACTTTTCGGTTAATTCATGATGTGTATTATCTGGACTTGCGATGATAATACCTTTTATGTCTGGGTCTTTTAAAACCACGTCTAAATTAGACGTAAAAACAATGCCGAGGTCTCCATATTTTTCAGTATTTTTACGAACCGATTCCAATGAATTGACTACCACTGTTTTCAACTTCATTTTCTTTTTCTCGGATAAATTCTGAAGTTTTTGAATATATTTTTCGCCCCAGTAACCCGCTCCAATTAATGCCACGTTGAAATTACGTTCGCGTATTATCTTTGTCATTTCTTCGCCCACCAATATTGCTTCGTCCACTTTCCCCGAAAAAACAGACCAAACATTTTCTCCAACTTCTTTGATGTCATAATAGCGACTATCGGTATTGTCCACGTTCACTCTCTTAACTCTCCAGGTAAACGTCGAACCTTTATAAACAAAATGCTTTAAATCTCGGAAATATTTACTTGAATCACGCAACACTTCTTTAAATTTACTAATCTCGGGGACATATTTACATCCCGTATTAATCAGAGATGTATAACAATCCGGTAATTTATTGATATTAATTCGTGTATCTACAAAACTTATGTGCTTGGTATGTTTAACGTGGTAAATACCGAATAAATTCGAATTGGGGACAGGATTAATGCTGGTAAATTCGCCATCTAACACGATCAATGATTTATCTTTATATTTGTCAGGGAGTTCGCCATAAATTACCTCGCATAGTTGAAATTCATATTTCGTTTGTTTTAACTTTTCGTCATCGTTTTTCATCATTGTTTGCGGTGGTTGTTTACGTACAAACATATTGTTGGCATAATAAGTAGCCAAAATATAACCATCGTAAGGCAAATTGTTTTTTTCTTGAACGGGCAAAGACCAAAAAATAGTGTGATTTAATTTGAGGTGTATATTTTCTGTTTTTTGTATTTTCTCTTTAATAATGCTCGCCAGTATTCTGCTATCATACAAACTCTCTTCAACTTTAACTAGGAGAGAAAGTTGGTCGTGGTGAAAAATTTTATCTTCGTAACCCACACGGTCTCGCTTTTTCTCTTTGTAACTTCCCTTATCATAATTCCCCAACCATTGTTCGTTTGTATCCAAAATGGTATATTTCAAGGACATATCTGTCATGAATTTCAAATAGTCTTCAGCTGTAGTCTTACTATCTTCCTTCGCAATGGCATATAAGTGTTCATAATTGAAAACCGCTTCTTTATATTCATCGCAAAAACGAGGATAAGACTTCATCGAATTTTCGGCAGTTTTTTTACATCTCGGATAATGGTAACCACGATGAATTCTCCAAAGATTATTTTTGGTAGCTCCCAATAATATATCGTCATTTTTTTCATATATTGTTACTTCGGTGTTAGCCACTTTAGAAAGAGATAAAGCTATTTGGCAACCGTATATTCCTCCACCTATTATAGCATACTGTTTTTTCTTAGGTGTAAAATATTTTTCATCCATAAATATATAATGGAGAATTTTTCTATATTGAAAATGATACATATCCCCACCTTTATCATAAGTTTGGCAATAGGTTTATTTTTTGTATACACTATTGGCGCTGAAACAAAAATCATTTATGTTTATCCAACACCTGATAATGTAGATAAAATTCAATATAAGGACGAAAATGACACTTGTTATAATTTCCGAGCAAAAGAAGTTAAATGTCCCGCCGATAAATCAAAAATAACATCTTATGATATTCAACAACGCAAACAAAGTGCTGACGAAATTGCTCTTTACGAAAATGAAAAAAAAATAAATAATACACAGAAAAATTTGTTTGGTTTTTGAGAATTTTCTCACCTTATTTTAAACACTTAGTATGAAATTACAACGCTTTCTTCATAGTGAATTTGGAAAATATATTATTTCGGTACTTTTAGGAATAGGTTTGGCTTCTTTTTTTAGAAAGGCTTGTAACGACCGAAAATGCGTGAAATATGTTGCCCCTCGTACCAAAGACATTAAGGGAAAAACATTTAAATACAATGATAAATGTTACACATTTGAAGAAAATGCTGAAACATGTAATCCCAATAAGAGAATGATTCAATTTTAACGCCCTATAAGCACTTCACACTAACTTTATTCGTAAAAAAGTAAATATACGAATATTGTACTTTATTATATCTTATGGAAAGAACAACGAGTATTTCACATTTACCATCGAGTGGTTCTTCTCAATCGCAAATCGTGCCTCAAACTTCAAATAATTCAAATAACATACAAATGGTTATGCAAGAAACCGAAAGAAGTACACAATATAGTCCCACTATCCCTCAGCTCAACAATAATCATCAAAATCAAATGGTATCGAGTGGAAATCAAAGTGCTGATTCTATCATACCTAACGCAGTACCCACTAATGATGTGAACCAAATATTACGTCAAATAGAAAGCACTGCAGCAAAAAATTTAAATACCTTGCCACCTAGAGATATACCCATTGATACTTCCAGAGTAATTAGAGATGAAAAAGTCAAACCTAATTATATTCCACCTATGAAAAAAGAAGAAATCATGGATGTATTACGAGAAATGAAAAACGAAGAAAATCATATGATGAAAAATGCAATGAAAAATGAAAAAGAAAGCAATATCGATATTTTATACAGCGACTTACAAGAACCTGTCATAGCAATGATTTTGTTTTTCTTGTTTCAGTTACCAGTTGCCAATGAAACGTTTAAAAGATTTTTCCCCTTTTTAATTACCAAAGATGGATATCCTCGTATATCTGGTTATATTTTGAAAACTTGTCTATTTGGTGGTGCGTATTTTGCGATGAGTAAATTTATGGGCAATTTAGGAGACTTATTTTGATTATATGGCATATTTTGAATAGGTTGAATAAGTCGAATACGTTGAATACTCTGAAATAACACCTATATTATTTTTCTCATTAGATAATATAAGACGATGGTAGTGAAAAAAAGAAGTAGAATGACCCAAAAAAGAAGGAGACGACGCAAAGGATGTAATCATAAAAGAGGAGGAAATAAAACCTGTTCTCAGTGTAAAATGAGTGGTGGACGTAAAACTTATGGTTTGGTCATGAAAGATGCCGCGGTGCCACTTTTAATGGTTTTAGCAAACACAAAATACCCGACGCTCACTAAATTGAGAAAAACCCTGCGTAAAGTTGGAATTAAGTTCAAAAATACTAATTTGCGAAGAAGTAGTTTTTCTACCAGAAGAAGAAAAAGGACGCGAGGAGGCAAAAGAATCAAAAGAACCAAAAGAAGAACTTCAAGAAAGAGAAGATAATTCCACGCTAATCCACTTTAACAACTAAAATTACATTCATAATTTATGTTATCTGTAAATTATGAATTATGGAATTATATGAATTATGGAATTATATGAATTTTAACCAAAAAGTATAAAAATAAAAACACCCACTATAATAATATGAGCGAACAAGCTTTCGAATTAAGAGTTAAAGAATGGGTAGCAGTCGACAATGAAATAAAACAACACAACACTGAGTTAAAAGAGCTTAGAATGAGACGAAATTCTTTATCTGACGATATCATGGAAATCGCTACGGATAAAAAATTGATAGACAAGACGATTATGATTAGCGATGGTAAGTTGAAATTTCAAACTTCCAATCATAAAGTCCCCATTAACTTGAAATTTATTCGAAAATGCTTGTTAGAAAAAATTGAAAGCGAAGAGAACGTTAATATACTTATGGATTATATTAATGAACAAAGAGAAGTAAAACAAGTACGGGATATTAAAAGATACTATTCGTCGTGATGGTTGATTCTCCGAATCAACCAGATCACGAACGAGGAAGAGCTTCGCTTACTTTTGATTGGTTTATTTTATTAATAAAGTTAATAAAGTTAATAAAATAAATTTAATTGTCTCTTTGTTGTGTTCTTATCGATTCAAAGAATCTATAATCACGACAAATTTAACGGAAGACTCTTATTCCTTTTTGCCCTGTTTTCACATTGCCGAAATATTCAATGGAAAGTGTATCCGCTTCGCATTCTACCAACGCATCTTTGCCTAACATTTCCCGCGATACCAAACTATTCACTTGAATACTTTCCGGTTTACTTTGGCGAATTAATGCTCCCACGAAGTTCGTAGTGTTTGTATTCTGCGAAACGTTTAACCCTGAACGTATTTGAGGATTTTCATATTTCTCCACATACACTATCATGTCACCCATTGTTTTCGTCTTGAAAACCATTCGGCGCGTAACGCGTTTTTCATCTTGATATTCTTCCATGGTTGGTCGATTTACATCCATGTCTTCAATAACCACGTGACAGTTTTTCGTTTTGTCAATTAATTTCCACTCCTCTAAATCGTAGATTAGTCCTTGGTTTCAGCATTGAATAAATACCCTTGTCATAAAAGACATGTTTTCACTAAAAAAAACTGAGTTTGGATCAGCATCAGGATTCAATGCCAAAATTTTCTTATTGAGTGCTTCGGCATATTCTTTGTTTGGTTTTTTCATTTCCACGTTGATTAAAAAACGGTCTGTTTCCTTATTGTTGTCGAACATGCGGTAAATTTTCTCATCAACGGGTAATTTGTAAGTATTTCCGTACATTGGAGTAATGTAAGGATCTCCACCCGTAAAAATTTCGTTTCCTCCATCACCTACGGAACCAATGAAAAATCGACGTCCGTCGATACCTACAACATCGTTTTCCACCAAATAACTTCCCGAAGCCGAGGGCTCACTAGTATTAAAATTAGCACAACCCGTTAATTTATTGACGCTAATACC